TCGCTGGCGTGTCGTCCACCATGCCCCTAGGTTGTTCGTAGTATTTCTTTATGACTGTCTCTTTCTTGGTAACGACCTGTCCACCTGGTCCTAAAACGTCTCCACGAGCATTCACGTTCATGTTGCCTACCGCTTGTACGGTCTCGTTGGCCGCTCTCAATTTCTCTATGTCTACCATACGTCCCTGCATGGTTCTATACATTCTTTTTCTTGTGGGTCTTGCTACCATTTTAATATGCTCCTATATTGATTACTTATCATCGCAGGAATTCGGTGATGTCCAAATCGTACAGCATGGGATTGATCTTGTGTACTCCTATCAGGAACAGACAGAAACTGGCCACGCTGGATCCCCTGCCCACACCCCAAACAATATTATTAGCTCGTAGCGTGTCAACAAAATAGATCAGGAACTGTAGTACCCTTATAAATTTTTTCTTTTCAAATAGGTTGTATTCCAGTTGTACCCTCTGTCGTTCTTCGTCACTCTGACATCTCTCCAAAAGCCATTCCAGCATATTGATCTTGTAGTACTGTTCTGGCATGTGCCATGTGTTGATGTTCTTGTGATCGAACTCTGCCAGTGGTTCCCTGTTGGGTGCTGTGTTAATTTTTGGTAAATCCAGTCCAAGCTCTTTTAGTGCCATGCTGTATTTTGCAGTGTCTTCGAAGAACAGTCTTGATATGTCAAAATCTGGATCGGTGTAAAGCAAGTCAACGGCATCCTCTTCCGAGAACGTCACGTCTCCGTGGTCATTTGTCTTTGTCTTTTCCGCCATCTAGCACCTTTGGGTTGAACTTGAATATTTTAGCATGTTCCTGGTGCTGTTTGTCAATGGTGTTATGTTGGGTTTTCCAACTGAAATGTCCTGTGTATATGCCTTTGTCAAGTTCCTCATCATATGTTGCTGTGTCTGGCCTTAACCACCACGGATCAAATTTGCTGTATTTTTCCGAAAACCAGTCGGGCCTATCTAAAAGTATAAGCTCATTGCTGTCTTTGTCAACCGTGTAGGTAATACCATCTCCTTGCCATGAGCTGAGGGCTATGTGATTTATGGTGATGTTGCTCTCCAGTATTGAATTGGCCTTGCAGAAACATGCCGCGGCCATGATCTGGTCATAGGGAGGTCTTGGGAGTTCTATGAACCTGTTGCGACTGTTCATCTTCAACGTCTGGTAAAGTTTCTCTTCCCTCCAGGCCGTGATCGTGTTGGCGAACACCTGTTCGAAAAGATTCTTTAACCTGTCGAAGTACTCGGTCTGTTCCTTGAGGCTCGCGGTGTGCGGTGTCAGTGATAACTCTACACTGTACTCGTTGGGAAACAGTTCATTGTCTACTATGATTATTGATTTGAATTTAGTCTTCCAAGTGAAACTGCCTGACATCGGCAATATTTACTATTCCATGTTTATGAGGTCACCGATATCTGGTTCGTTGCGAAGTTTCTTGTTGTTCTTGTGCCACTCCTCGATTCGTCTCTGTCTTATGGCATCACGATATGTGTTCAGTGCCAACTGAAGATTGTGGAGCATCTCAGGATTACGTCCACGCCTGGCTATCGCGACCTTCCTCGAAAGTTCCTTGATGCGTTTGGAGATGTCCTCCTCGCTCATGTTGCCTATCTCTTCTTGTAATGGATGGAAATACATCACTACCTCCTATTAGATGTAGTTGTCGCCTAACTGGTGCATCAGTATCGTTGCGCCTGCGTCTGGACTCATGAACTCATAAAGGTATCTGCCCGAGGTCGGTACCGTGATGGTGTCTGAACTGCCGTCTCCACCTGACACATTTCCCGCGACCAACACCGCGCTGGGTATTGTTATGGTGTGTGCGGTTGATGCCACTGTCAAGTCCAGTATGATCCTGCCTAGTTTGCCTGTGTTTGGTAAGTTAAGGAAACTCAGTGTGATCGTTCCTGTTGTGGTCAACGTCTGGTAGTGTCCGTTCTCATGGTTCAGTGTGATTGTTCCGTCTATGGAACCGTGTGCGTACACCGTCTCTGAGTTGTCCTTCAATTCGGCGTCTGCGACAATGTTGCCTGAGAAATCGTTTGAAGCGTTGAGGCTGGCTTTGTTTGACTGGAGTGCCTCTATCTCGGATTTGGCCTCCGTGAAGTTGTTCTTTGTGGCCGTGAAGTTGTCCCTGAAGCCCTGTGAACTGTTGTCCTGTCCGGCTACCGGATACGTTCCGTCTATGTTTCCTGGTACTATGTTGCTTGCCATTATGTTATGTCCCTAAATCTTAGATATTTATCGTTCAATCTCTCCACCCTGATGACATCTCCGTCCGCGGGCACCGACGCCACATTGAAAACAATGGTTGTTCGTTGATTTGCTACGTCATGTGTGATATGGTAATCTGTGCCATCACCGGTGTCATCGCGTGCCTGTGTGATGTTGTTCACTTTTACCAAAATGTCTTCTTCATGCACTATTTCGTCCAGTTGGAATGACAGTGTTGAGCCATCACCAGTGAAAGAAACCGGAGATATCTTGCTCTTGCTGACAGTGTACCTGTCTATGATGAAGTCGATGTTCTTGAAGTTTAGGTTTAGATCCTCTATCCGCTTCTTGAGTTTGGCGGAAGTACCAGGTTTACAGTACAGTATCGGCACGGCCTTGATGTAGCCCAGTGGTCCCTGCTGTCCGGCCTGTTCGGTCTTCATCCATAGTGGTAGAAATGTCCACTCGTCGTGTCCTAGGGCCTTGATCCTGTCCCTCATGTTTTCTACCGCGTTGGGTCTGATGGTGGTGGCTCCGGTTTCAACACCGTCGTTGTTGACGAAAGGGTCCACCATGTCGATGTACACAACCTCGTACAGAACAGTTCCGCTCTGCTTGGCCACGGCTGTCTTGATGTCCCCGAACCACAGTGTTATGGGTGCGTGGTTCAACTCCATCTGGTTTTGGAACGTGGTCAGCGTCTGTGCTTCTACGCCCGCCATCATCAGCATCTCCGGTCTCAGTTTCATACCAAAGTTTGAGTCCTCTGGACGATATATCTCTTCCGGTGAGTTGATGTTGGGATCTTGTGCTATGTTGTAGAATATGTTCTGGTCAATGAATGACGTGGCGTGCCCCATCATGTCACCGTACTCGATGGTGGTGTATGGTATGTTTATGGTCAAAGTGAATTCCTTGGTGGCCGCGGACTCCTGGTATTGATCACTCACCGTCACGGTGAAAGTGAACGTCCTTGTTGAATCCGTGAAGTCGCTGGGGTCTATTGTGCCCACTAGATTGCCCAGTGGTGAGAGGGTGATACCAGTCGGCAGTGCACCTCCTGTCACAGAATATGATAGAACTCTGTTGGGCTCGTCCGCCACCGCCTGTATGGAAAGTGTGCTTGGTATGTCTGCGGTCAGTGTGCCCACATTGGCGGGTGTGATGAAAGACACACCTATGTCTATCTCTCCCAGCACGGTCATGGTGAAAACTTGATCAGTGTAAACCAACTGTCCTGTGTCCATGGTCCTCGTGGCCCTCATGGTGAATGAATAATCTGTCGTGACCGCTCCCTGTCTTGGTAGATATCCAAATATCTCTCCCGAGTTTGGATCAACCTGTAGACCCGTGGGCAGTGTGCCTCCCACTTTAGAATACACAAGATCGTTTCCAGTGGAATCAGCGTCATCCACATCTATCTTGATCACCATCTGGTTGTCGTGCCTGAAAGTGCCTAGGTTGCTGTCCGTGAGGAACACCGGTCTCCTTTGTGAAGTGTGATCCATGGTGATTGGGAAATTGTTGATCTCGGTCATGTCCACTGTGATGTTTGGATTGTTCACATTCCAGTATGCCGCAGAGTAGACGTAGATCGAATTTTCTTGTGTTGTCACAGATGTGCTGTCACTGACCCTGACCGTGATCGGAAAGGTCATCGCTATCTGTCTCGTGGAATCCTCGAAGTAGTCGTCCGTGAGTTGACACGTGCCCGAAAGCAGTCCATCCTCCCGCAGTGTCAGTCCAGGCGGCAGTATGCCAGACACCACCTCGAACTTTTTAGATCCTCCCAATCTCGTGTCCTCGTCCGTGGCCTGGAACTGGAAGTTCACGTACTCACCATCCAACACCCAGTACAGTCCCACACGTGTGGAATCATCCAACTGTAGTTGTCCCGATGCCGTGGTGAAAACGGGTGCGTCCTGTCCTTCTATGTCTATAGAGAAGGTCCTGTCCGTGATTTGGGCGCCGGCCGTGGCTCGCACGACGAAGGTGTAAAGAGTTCTCTTGGCAACCTGGGCCGGAGTGCCCGTAAGCAGTCCTGTTGATGTGACCCTCATGCCCGAGGGCAGGCTACCTGCTATCACTGAGTAAGTTATGGCCGTTGAATCACCTAGTGCTACTGGGTCATTCGCCTCCAGTTGTAGTGAATACGAACTGTCCTCGTTGAACGTGGCCAGTTTTCCTGCCGCTGTTGTCCACACCGGTGTTGCCATTGATCTTACTCCTTACACGGGTATTTATTGGAGATCAGCGCCTGTCGTTCTGGGCACGTTGCCAGTGTTCTATGTGCTGTCTTATGCCCTCGCGATCCACGGGATCCGTGGTCCTTTTGAGCTGTTCCTCTAACCTTGCGATCTCTGATCGCGGTGATCTATGCTGTGGTCTTCTGTTGTTCCTTCTCATATGTGGTTTGTCAGTAGTTTAAACTACTTTACATTATAAGTCTATTGTTGTCCTCTGGAACTTGAACACAGTGCTATCACTAGTGATGTTTGTGGCCTTCAACCTCACGTTTCCGTTCAACACATCAACTGAGAATTGTGCTATAGGAAGTGTTGAACCGTCACTGGAATAATTCGACAGTTCCCCAAACACCGTGATGTAGGCCTCTGTTGTGCTGTCAGCACTGGGACCATGCACCACGTTGGCCTCCACCATCTCGTACCTGTCGTTGGTGGTGTCTGATATTGAGATGTAGTATTTGGCACTCCTGTAAGTGGCTGAGTCGAATGTGTCTATCACTGTGGTCGCGGAAGACGCCACTGTTGAGGTGTTGTCGTTGATGTCTGAATGGCTGAGCGTAGCAGTGGCAGTCGCAAATCCTAGATTGCCCGCGCCGTCTGTCTTGAGGAACTGTCCTGTTGTCCCGTCTGATGTGGGGAATTTTAAACCTTGTATCGAGACTGTGCCCGTGCCGTTGCCAGTGATCTCCAGGTCAGCGTTGGTTGTTATTGGAGTGATCGTGTTGCTTGTGATTTCCACACTGCCGATGCTGGCCGAGGTACTGGCTGTAAGCGTGGTGAAACTTCCGGCCACCGCCGTGTTGGCTCCTATCACTGTGTTGTCTATAGCACCACTGTTGATGTCCACTTTTGAGATTACCACACTGCCTATACCGTTTGGTTGCAGTACAAGATTGGAATCGCTCACGGTGGTCTTGATTATGTTGTCAGTGATGTTGATGTTTGAATCTACTGTCAGAGACGGCGCTGTTACCACACCCGTGCCCGAAGGTTCCAGCACTAGATCATCATTGGACCTGTTGGCTCTTATCTCGTTGCCGGTGATGGTTATGAAGTCACTGATGATGGGACTGGCGTATATCTCGTTGAAGTTGTCGTTGACTTTGTCCATTGCGACACGTAGAGTGTCACCTGTGCCATCATTGGCCGTTGCTCCTATGTTCAGTGTCTGCTGTGCCATTATACCTTAATCAATCTCCTCACGAATTTTATCACGTGATTGTTAGTGTTATTTAATCTTCCCTGCAGGGCAATATTGCCGCCCGCAACTATGGCGTTGAAATCCATGGTGTCATACACGGTGGATCCGTCCCCATCACCGTTGTCCACACCACCAAAAACACTAATGTATGCTATAGATCCATCATGTGTGACCGTGGCCTCGATCAACCTGTACCTGTCCGCCGTGGCGTCTGAGATCTGTATGTGGTACTTGGCGCTCCTGTAGGTGCTCAGGTCCCAGGAATCTATGGTCTGGTATGCCGAAGTCGCAGTGAGCGTGGCCGTGCCATCGTCTATTAATGTTTGATCGAAAAGAATGGGTGAACTGAAGAATGTTAGGTTCCCGGCGCCGTCTGTCCTGATCACTTGATGTTGTGCACCGTCCGTGGATGGCATCTTCAGCCCTTCGATGGAAACAGTGCCCGTGCCGTTGCCAGTGATCTCCAGGTCAGCGTTGGTTGTTATTGGAGTGATCGTGTTGCTTGTGATGGCCACCCCGTCCGCATTGAGGGTGGTGGCCGAAAGTGTTGTGAATGTTCCCGCCGCCGGTGTTGTGCCTCCGATCACGGTGCCGTCTATGTCGCCGGAGTTGATGTCTGATTTTGTTATCTGTATCGACCCTAAATTAGATGCATCTAATTGTAGATCGTAATTAGTCACATCCACCTTGATCACATTGTCTGTGATGTTGATGGTGGAATCTATTGTTATGGTCGGGATGGCAACCACACCAGTTCCTGATCCTGCCAGCACGAGGTCTCCGTTTGTCAGGGTGTTTTTGATGTTATTCCCTGATATACTGATATTAGATGACATGGCCGAGTTGGCGTATATCTCGTTGAAGTTCGAGTTTATCTTTGCGCCCGCGGTCCTGATGCTGTCGCCGGTACCGTCGGCACCGCCTAATGTACCTAGGTCAATCGTCTGTTTCGCCATTTTATATCGCCTGTAATACTAGTTTCTTCCAGATGGCAGTTGAACCATCATAGTTGGCAGTGCAGATGTACAGGTTGGTCGCGTCCCAACTGATTGATCCCGCTACATCACCCGTGGCTCCTATTGCTGTTGGTGTCTTGGTGGTCGTGATCACTAATCTGTCAGCATTGACTTGTACTTGTCCCGTGCCATTTGGATCTAGTATGATGTTTCCGTTGGTGTCAGCACTCAGTAAAGTGTTGCCTGACATCTGTAGGTCACCGGCCAACTCCGCGAAATTGGCGTTGATCTTGGTCATCGCCGTGCGTAAAGTGTCGCCCGTCGCTGGATTTCCCGCCGTTCCTGTGTCTATCGTTAATCTAGCCATAATCTGTTATGCGTATTTATTAAATATCAATATGTTCATAGAGACGCAGAAGACCCTCAAACTGTTCAAGAGGGAGAGCAAACTGGGTGTCTGCCACACCGTGCGTCGCAACAACATCATGTACATCTTCAGGTGTGACCGCTGTGGTGACACTTTCAAGAAGCCCAAATCACGGGTAGATCCCGAACGCATGGACAAGGGCCACGAGCACTTCTGTGACCGTTGTGATCTATAATCGCATCCAACTGATGTCGTCACGCCGGCCTGTGATCCAACGCTGTAGGTCAGCATAGATGCCCGACCTTATGTTGGGCTGATCGAAGTACCAACGCAGGAACGTGTTGCCGTCCAGGTACTCGCGCCTGTTGATGAAGCGGAAGTTGGTGTCGGGGAATCGCCTGAATATTTGTCTCAGTTGGTACATCCACTCGTACTTGAGATAGGCCTTCATGCTGTGCCTGTCCGGGTAGTTGGGGGAACTTTTATAAATGTTGTTCTGTATCCTGCTGGGTTCCGGCATCTCCCACTGCTGTGCGCCCAGGATGTCGAATCCTATTATCACTACATTTTTAATACCACTCTCCGCGGCCATCAGCACCGCCGAACAGCCTGAACCCCTGTTGTTGGAGAAGTCCTCGGTCTTGATACGGCCACCCTTCTTCATGTTGCCACCACGCCATATCCTGTAGATCTTGAGTCCCCGGGGCACGTCCATCTCCCGGTCTCCGTCACAGATGTAGTTCCAACGACTGATGTCCTCTATGCCGTGTATCTGAGTAGAACTATCTGTTGTATCGTGCCACTGTTTCAATTCTTCATACATGGGAGGGTTCACAGCCACTATGTGATCACACAGTTTTGGATGATCCCTATAGATGGCGTTACAGCCATACACTATGCCCTTGCCTTTTAATGTTTCTATGGGGAATATCTTTCTTGACTCACCGTTGCCTATGACAAATGCGGTGTCCATTATATACCAAAAGACTCTCCACAACCGCATGCGGAGGTTGAGTTGGGATTGCTTATCTCGAACTGTGATCCAAACGTCTCTTCGATCCAATCGATCCGGGTGCCCGCCACGTACAGCATCGAGGTCTCGTCCACCACGAAACGTCCCGTGCCCCAATCCTCAACGTGGTCTCCCTCGGCTATGCTCTCCATGGTGTCTGCGAATCCCCATTCGTACTTGAAGCCCGCGCATCCACCACCCAGCACCGCCAGGCTCACAGCCCACTTGCCGGGGTTCTTGGCCAGCAGTCGTTCTATCTGTTGTTTGGCCGCGTCTGTTATTTCGAATAAACTCATACTAGTAATTATGCTTACCTGTTTCCCATGTTCTTGACTCCGATTGCTAACCAGAATCTTGAAGCGTCCCTTTTCTTCTCGAAGCTCATGTAGGCGTCCTGTTCCTCCCAGTTGTGCCACTGCTCGTCGTACAGGTTCTTGTTCTCGAACCACCAACCCCAACGGCCCTCACAATTGACCTGGCACCACTCGATGCAGTCGCCCATTATGCCGTTGGCGTTCATGTCGATGTTGAAACGGAACTTCTTCTCGTATCCACAGTCCTCTGGGATCTCATCTAGGTGTGCCCTAACACGTGTGATTTTGGCGGCTTCGTAAAACTTTTTCTCCCCTATGCTCATTCTTTATTATAGGATGACTATTTCCAGTTGTCAATCACGAACTGATCAGCACATTCCATGGGGTTTGGTAAACCATGGAACACCGCTACCCGGTTGCCGGGTTCTATCTTGGCCGGAGTGCGGAACCACTTACGACCATCCTTGGTCAGCAGTTTGGTATCTTTCAATCCCACCATCTCCCACTTGTAGGATCTGATCCATTCCTCAGGGAACCAAGTGATGTCCTTTGATGCTCTCTTTGTGATCCAGTCCTGGTCTCCGTGATTTGACTGCATGATCTGTGCGGAGCGATCCTTGAATTCGGTCCACAGGTAATCCATGGTGCCCGACTGCCATCGCATGCAACTGCTGTTGCTCAGTTTCCAGTCCTTGACCCTGCACCTGTTGAAGT